TTATCTCTTGGGATGTCAAATAAAACTAAATTACATTCATCCATATCCGCCTCCATTATGCTATACATAATATCTGCCTTTTTGCCTTCGTCTATGAACACAATTTTTTTCGTAGCGGCAAGGTATTTACAAAAAGAAGATTTACCAATGCCTCCTTCTGAGCTCCAGAACCAATAAACGTGTCGGTCATCGGGTTCGGTTTTTAATAATTCTAAAATTTCAATTTGCCAGTCCTTATCTGGTGTAATTAATTTTAAAGGTTTAGGAAATCCATGTATGTATGGTTTGCTACCGGCTACAGAAGTTGCGCTTTTCTGACAATATTTTTCTGCTGCATCAAAATTTCTACATTTCTCCCATCTTATAAGATTACCAAATGGTAATTTGAACTCTTCCCAACGTGTTTTTTTTGAAAACCAAATGTTGCCTTGTAAGTGAGGTGTATGTTCTATTTCTCCTTCCTCTTTTTGAAAAACGTATTTTTTAGTTTTTTTAAAATTCTTAAATGTTGTCTCTAAAATTTGTATATGGTCCTCTTTATAATTATTATAAGTAAAGAATAAGACCATATACTGAGTTGATTGTTTGGAGGATGATCTTTTACTATTACCATCCTCCACAATCTCTAATGTCTCTAAAATCTCTAAATTATCTTTTGACATTTATAAATATACTTTAGAAAAAATTCTTTAAGTTATTTTTTTTTCTATTTATATATTATAAAATGCCTTTTGTCAATAAGAGACGTAAATATGCCGCTAAGAAGCGCGCTGCTCCCAGACGTAAAGCCGTCTCAAAACCTTCTAAGTCTTTCGTAAAGAAAGTTAATACCATAATTCGTGCCAATGCTGAAAATAAACAAGCTTGGCTAACGTATCCAATTGCCTCATTTAATTCTGCCGCAGATAGCGCAGCAGATATTCTACAAGTAATGCCAATTGTAGCACAGGGCGTCACAGAAAGCCAACGTATCGGAGACGATATTAGGGCTCAAAAACTAACAATCAAAGGACATATGATTTCTACTTTGTCTGGAAATCTTTCTTACTCACGTATCGCAGTAAGAATGTTGGTATGCCAACCAAAATTTGCTCCAAATTCTACATTAGAGGCAACTCAATTTAATTCGTGGTTGCCGTATGTTCTTCGTATTGGTGGTGCTAATATAGGTCTCAACGGAACTATTGAAAGTTTATATGCTCCTGTAGATCACGATGTTATTACTTGTTATCACGATAAGGTTCATTTTATTTCTAATCCTAGATTGTTATCTGATGTTGGACAACAAGAAACTCGTCAATCAGTAAAATTTTTTAATCTTAGTATTAAGTTGAAAAATAAATTGTTAAAATATAATGGTAATTTTGCTGGTGATGTTCGTCCCATAAATTATGCTCCCGTGATATTATTTTCTTATGTGTTTTTAGATGGAACCGCGCCTATCAGTGTGACACCACAAGTGATGTCAATGACTTTCACATCTGCTTTAGAATTTGAAGATGTCTAAAAAATTCAAAAATGTTAAAAACTTGTGATACACCCCCTATGAAATATTTCAAAAAATAAGAAATTTGAACTTCTTATTTTTCCTTAGCATATATGACGTCAAAATATGGACGCGCACCCTCCGGAGGACATAGTGCGAAGCTTCAACACCCACCTAGGCCCGCGCGGCTATGAGCGCTTGTGCCGAATGAAAACCGCGCTACTCAGCGGTTTTTGTGAGTGCTTGTTAATTTACGACGTCGTCATAAATTAATTAGTTGTCTATATTTTTTATAACCCATCTATCGTTTGATAATTTAGATTCTTCTGGCGGAACATTGGCAAAGCATATTACGTGCGGACTATTAAATAATTTTTGCCCACTTTCATACTTACTGCTAAAAACCATTCCATTTTTTATGCTCTCAATACTTTTGTATGAAATTTTATTTCCGTTATCTCTTGGGATGTCAAATAAAACTAAATTACATTCATCCATATCCGCCTCCATTATGCTATACATAATATCTGCCTTTTTGCCTTCGTCTATGAACACAATTTTTTTCGTAGCGGCAA